GAAAACTGCATTTCTTGAAGACGCGCAGGCGTCTCAAGCCATTCCTGCATACTGGGAACAATTGGTCCTTCCTGAGAAGGAGATGGTACCGATTTGGACCTGTACGCAGAAGCGTGAGTTGCGTTCGCTTGATAAGCTGAAGTCAATGAGTCATCGTACTTTTACGGCTTCACCTATCGAGTTTACAGTTGCGAGTAATCGCATCTGTCTTGACATGAACAACAAATTCTATGACGGTGCGCAGCGCACCTGGTCTTATGTGGGAACTACCAAGTTCCACATGGGCTGGGATGTGCTGTATCATCGTTTGAACAAGCACCCCAACGCATTTGAGTTGGACGAGTCTGCATATGATTCGTCGCTCTTTTGTCAGGCCATGTATGGCCAGCGTGACATACGTTGGAGTATGCTCAGCTTTGCTGAGCAGACACCAGAGACCTGGACTCGCCTCTGCGAAATCTACGATCAGATCGTTCATTCGGTTATCGTGATGGAGCATGGAGAGCTTATCCAGAAGCATACTGGTAACCCAAGTGGGAGCGGCAATACGATTGTGGATAATACTATGATCCTCTACCGTCTGTTTGCCTACGCTTGGTTGGTGCTTGCTAGAGAGATTAAGCGTGATACGTCCCGTTATGACTTTGAGTCTAACGTAGAGGCGGCTCTTAATGGTGATGACAACACATACACCTGTAGTGATGCAGTTGTAGGTTGGTTCACCCCTGCCGCGATTTCTCGCGTGTGGAGCTCTATCGGTGTCGTAACGAACACCCCGTGTATGGACCCTCGTAAGCTGAGTGAAGTAACATTCCTCAGTAACGGGTTTCGCCTTGATGTAGATCTTGGCATATACCTGCCCTGTCCAGAGGCCGAGAAGGTTTTCTGTTCGCTCATGTATGGTTCATCACTGGATGATGTTCGATGGCACTTTCTTCGTGCTTGTGCACTCCGCCTCGATTCCTTTGGGAATCTTGAGTGTCGTTGAGTGCTTTCCGATTACATCACTTATCTCAATCGTGAACATGCTAATGAACTCTGCGGATCCGTAAAAAGAACCGATCAGATGTCGACAAGCATGGATGAGATTCGTCATGTATGGAAGAGTGATGCCTGGATTGAGGCGTTGTATTCTGGCAAAGAGTCTTTGTCAGCTTGTGATGAGAATTTGATAAAT